CGCTCTCCCGCGGGCGGCTTTTTCATGCTCTGACCTTGGCCAGCGTAGCAACGATGCCTTCATCTTCGTACACCAGGTTAAGAACCCGCCATTTTCCGCTGGAAAGCAGTTCGTTGATTTCAGCCTCACCGTGAACCGTGCGCAATTCACGGATGTTCTCTAGATTCATGTTTTAACCTCCATTTATTGCCTTTTATTCTGTCGCGTGGTAAAATTGTCGAAGAAAGGGGGTGAAATTTATGGCTAATTCAAAAATCGTTACCTATGATTTGCGTGCTCCTGGAAAAAACTACAACGGTCTGTACGAAAAAATAAAGTCCTATACAGCATGGGCGCATATCCAGGAATCCGTATGGTATATTTCCACTCCGGATAGTTGCGTCAGCGTACGAGACCACTTGAAAACAGAAATCGACAGCAACGATTCACTGTTTGTAGCAGAACTGACAGGCAGCGCGGCATGGACAGGGTTAAACGATAAGACAGGCGCATATCTAAAAGAGCATCTATAATTCCTGCGAGCAGCACATGGATTCGTTCGTGTGCTGTTTCTTTATCCGGATTTCCGTAACGTTTTCGTCCAGGCACGCCTTGATGACCTTTGCTATTTCATCGGCAGAACCAACGGTTTCAAAATTTTTCCCGTAATTCTCGGCATCAACTGATATATTCACCCTCACTTTTTTCACCTCCTCCGCCCTATCACGAGCTTTTCCAATTTGTGTGCATTTCCCACATCATGGGATAAGTCCTCTTTATCGGACACCTCCTTTGATAGCCTTTGATTATCATCTCGACAAGGAGTGATAATTTTGGGTAAAAATCTTAGGCGATTTGCGTGGCGATTAGTTCTTCCAGCCCTTTGCGGAAAACCTGTTCAGCATTTCTAGGCTCTCTCTTTCCGTTCAGTACGGCGCTGACATATTTCGGGTTATAATGCAAATGCTCGGCAAGCTGTTTTGCCGTTATCCCAGAAATATGCATTTTCCCTATAATGTCAGCTGTCCATTGTGCAGGCATACAAAAGTTTACCTCCTTCACCTTTTATTGTTGACCTTCGTAGGCTTTTCAGCTATTATTGTTATTGTCAGATAACAAACAGAAAGTCTACGAAGTTCAACCTGTGCTTATATAATAGCATACGTTGGTATACTTTTCAAGCAAAAAAGAATACTTTCGTAGACTTCTACGCTTTGCATAAAAGCATGGAGGTTATTTTGTGTTCTATGATCGATTTTTAGAGCTTTGCAAAGAGAAGGGCGTAAAACCAACTAATGCCTGCGTAGAAGCAGGTCTCAGCCGCGGATTGGCAGCCAAATGGAAATCCACTAAAACGGAAAAACCAAGTGCTGACGCGCTTGAAAAAATGTCTGCTTATTTTAAAAAATCTATTGAAGATATTCTAGGCAAAGAAAAAGCCCCCTCCGATGGAGAGAGCCGATTTAAAGAAGGGGAATTAATAAGGCTAGACGCTGATAGTATGGAAATATTACGTGCCGTTCGTGAACGCCCTGATATGAAGATTTTATTTTCTGTTACGAAAAATGTCACTCCAGAGGATTTGAAAAAGGCCATTAAAATCGTTGAAACTTTTAAAGAAGATAGTGAAAACATTTAGACGGATAGTGATAGTATGATTCTGGATAGCGACTACTCCGTGCGCTTTGCGCCATTCCCTTTATCGGTTCCAGCTTTAACCGCTAAAGATAAAGACGGGCACTATAATATTTATATAAATTCTTTTCTATCAAAGGATATGCAAAAGCAGGCTCTAGACCACGAATTAGAACACATCGTTAAAGGAGATTTTGAATCACAAAAGCATCTCGAATCCATAGAGCCTTATAGACCTGTTCAAGAGCAACAACCACAAAAGACAGCGGCCGCCGTCATTACTCCTCCCAAGAAAACCATTAATTTCTCTATTGTGGCGGCGTTGACCGGTAAAGCTGAAAAAATAAAGGTTGAGAAAAGACAATACCCATGCATAGATATTTGGGCAGACGAGTTGGACAGGCCTCCGCTCATATTTAGAAGTCTACAGAAATAAAAAGACCGCCCAGGACTGGTACTCCTGAGCGGCAGGCGTGAATAGAATCCACAGGGCGTGAATTTCATCCACAACTATATTATACGGAATTGTCATAATTTGTCAATTCCTGTGCGGAGGAGTAGAAATGAGTATAGGCAAAAGCAGCGGAGATACCATAGCCGATATAAAGGATATGGTAGCCAAGTACCAAAGTATCAAGCAGAGCGAAACAGAAGCAAATGAACCCATAGAGAGCAAAATTGCAGAGGATACCGGGGCGCAAGAAGAATTTAATTCAAATTCACAGGACATCTCTGAAGCACAAATGTATTTAAACTGGCTTAGGCGGCAAAAAATCAAATCAGTTGTGACGACTATATTTAGCATAATTGGAATTATATCCGGGCTAATTGGAACTATATTCTTTTTTTCGGGGAACCGTAGTATTACATACATATGTGCGGCTATCACATTATTGGACAGCTTTATTCAGGTGACTATTGGCGAACAGAAAAATTTTGCAACAGAATTAGTCACTGTTATTATTGGGCTGATCGTTGGCTTAATTACAAATATAGGCATAGCTGACGGAATATCCATATCACTATGTATTGGCTGTTTAGCTCTCGCAATCTTAGGTTGGTCTCTACAGTTAATTGCATATTTGAAGAACAAGTAAAAAGACCGCCCAAGGCCCCCACCTCAGACGGTCAGTGTGAACAAAGGAACAGTTTATGGATACTGGATATATTATAGACAAAAATAATGCAGAATTACGATGGCTGGTATATTCCACTAGTGAAGATTGGGATAAAGGCCAAGCAGCTCCGTATATAGCAGATTACTGTTATGTCGTAAAAAAGGTTTTTGAAAATATTTTTGGTGTCGATTATGTTAATTCTCACAAAAATTTGGCCGTAATATATTCAGCGGATTACCCTATTATATTTAGAGAAAACCATATCATATTTTTAACTGTAAAAGGGGCTTTCTTTTGTCAGTGTATTTTTCAATTTGCTCATGAACTCTGTCATTTTTTTATACCAAAAAAAGTGTGTAAAAAATTCAGGTGGCTGGAAGAAACGCTTTGCGTATTAGCTTCTCTTTTCACACTGAAGACAATCCAAAGCGCCCAGGAAGATCCGCAACTTATTACCTTAATTGATACATATATTCAATCAGTTATCGTTCAGGAAGCTAAGCCAGCAGGTGGGATCCCCCTCGCCGAATTCATTAAAAACAATTATGATGATCTTGTTAGAGAGCCTTGTAAAGATAATTATTCATATAATAGGACTATAGCGCTAGGGTTATACCCGCTTTTTTTCGAACATCCTCAATTATGGGGTATAGTACCACATTTACATAAATTGACTGATGATATGCCACTAGAAGACGCGTTAATGTTTTTGTGTCAATCATCAAATCTTGAAACTATCAATCCAAATTTAATCGATGTTATGTGCTAGTTGAGTTTCATATTCGCCTATTAACTTTTGAATCTGTTTAATTCCATAACTCGGTATATTATACCAAACATTACCGTGTAAATCTCTTAGTTGTTCTTGCTCGGCGACGCTTATAAAAACTCGAACGGACTCAATAAGCCTTTCCCTAGAATAATAGTCACACAAATAATATTCTAGCCCAGGATCCCCAATAATTCCTTCATTGTTAATCATCGTAGTTCTAACACCTCCCTTAATCTATCTTTTTTTGTTTTCCCCTGATGTGTTAATACAATTATATCATGTTTCGAGATATATGTCAATATACGTCTTATATATAACGAAGCCGCCCAGAGCTGGAACCTCTGAGCGGTCAGTGTGAACAGAAACCACGGGGTATCACAAATTAAATGGAGGTAGATAGTGTGCAACAAGACAATTCACAAAGGGAATTGCCAACACGAGATTACACAGGGGTAGTAAACATCGGTGGCAAAGATTTGAATTGCGCAGTACTGAGTGATGGTACAAGGGTATTGACTGCATCCTCTGTATTTAAAGCATTTGGACGTCCAAGAAGAGGAAAATCATCTGGGGATCAAAGAGCGGCAAATATGCCATCTTTTATTGATGCAAACAACCTAAAACCCTTTACTGATGCGGTTTTTGGGTGCGGATCAGAATTCGATATGGAGGTACAGTTTACGCCTAAAAATGGCACCCGAATATACACCGTGTAAGAAATGTGCACAGTGAGGTGGGGCGGCATTATTTATACATAAAGCATCCTGCCATGGTGACACGGACAGAGTAACAACGTGAATTTTTCAATAAAGCAATTTATTGTTGACTTTTTGAAACATTTAGCATATACTAGGGGTGTAACAAATATTTGTTACGTGTTACAATGCTTAACAGGCCCCTGGTAGTAAGCGTCCCATTGATAAGGGAAGTGCTGAATCCAGGGGCCTCATTTTATTTTAATGGGGTGAAACTGTGATTAAAACTGCAATACTGGTTGATGGCGGATTTTACCGCAAGAGGTCAACATATCTATGGGGGAAGCTAACCGCAGAGCAACGCGCGGCAGAACTTTATGCCTATTGTCAAGCCCATATAAACGATTGCCCAAAAACGCCAAACGAGCAACGACATTTATACAGGGTTCTTTATTATGATTGTCTTCCAATAAAAAAGAGCCTTTTCCATCCGCTTCAAAAGAGAAACATAGATTACGGTCGTTCCGATACATATAAATGGATGGAACAGTTTTTGGAGCAGATAAAAACTAAGCGAAAATTTGCCTTGAGGCTCGGAGAGTTATCTGACGCTTTCGCAGGGATTGGCCTTAAGCCAGAGGCTACAAGAGATCTTTTTCAAGGGAAAAGGGGATTAGAAGATATTTGTGAATCCGATTTATCATTCTCCCTTGGTCAACAAAAAGGCGTTGATATGAAAATAGGGTTGGATATTGCCTCGTTGTCATACAAGCGTTTGGTCGATCAGATTATCTTGATAGCCGGCGATAGCGATTTTGTTCCCGCAGCTAAATTGGCAAGACGCGAGGGGATAGATTTCATCTTAGACCCCATGTGGGCAACAATTAAAGGAAATTTATTCGAACATATAGACGGTTTAAAATCGCCGTGGAAGAAAGCCCCTTCAACCTCAATTGTTACTCCCACGATTAAGGAACCTTTATCGCTTAAATAAAAAACGCCCCGCTCCTGCGCCAACAGGAACGAGGCGGGCACCGTCGGCCAGATGGCCATACAGTGTGGCAATAAACCATCCACATTGTACCATCTGGCCCCGGGAAAATCAAGTCCCGGGCATTTTTATGCCCAATTTTAAGGGGGATGGTATAGAATGGCGAGAAAATCCATAAAGCGCGAGAATGGCACAGGCTCCGTGTACAAACGCAAAGACTTAAAGCGGAGGCCCTGGGTGGCGGTCGCACCGGCGGAATTAATCCGTGATGATGATGCCAGGAAAGTCAACGCCAAGCAGATGATAATCGGTCATTATGCCACCGCGCAAGAGGCCAAAGACGCGCTGGACGAATATAGACGTAACCCCACCACCAAGTACAATATTACACTTGCGGAACTGCGTGAGGAATGGATGCCTGTATGGTATTCCGGTAAATCCAGTAAGCTGTGCGCGGGTTATGATTCATCCTGGAAGCATTTGGCTCCCCTATACGATAAAAAGGTGCGTGAAATCCGCACCGCCGAAATGCAATCTATCATTGACGGGCTTCAAAAAGAACGAACTGTAAGGCGCTATAACCGAGATATAACCGTTCCCGCTATGACATACTCTGGTTTATCGAAAATAAAAATATTGCTTGGCCTATTATATAACTATGCCATGCAAAATGATATAGTAAACAAAAACTATGCACAGTTTCTAATCCTACCTAAGAACATCAAGTCGGCTAAGGATTGCTTCAACGATTTGGAGTTGGAGAAAATCCGCAAGGCGGTGGGAACAATTCCATATGCCGACTGGATTCTGGTGATGATTTATACCGGATTCCGTATATCCGAATTCCTCGGCCTAACACCAGCCAGCGTCCGCGAAGTAGATGGGATCAAGGTCCTCATTGGCGGTATGAAAACAGAAGCCGGAAAAAACAGAACCGTTCCAATACACCCGCGCATCGCTGATATCGTCAGCGCCCAAGTCAAAAAAGACGGGAAAACGCTTTTTTGCCGCGATGACGGTACACCGATGCCTCCAAAATATTTCCGCGAAAAATGCTATATTCCAGCGTTAAATTCAATTGGTGTTCGTCCATTAAATCCACACGCAACGCGGCGCACATTCTCTACAATGATGTCCGCTGCGGGTGTGCGAGAGGAAGATATGATTGCTTTAATGGGCCACGCCGATTTTTCTGTAGATGTAGACCACTACATAAGGCAATCTGCGAAGACCTTATCAGAGGCTATAAACAAGATTGGATAGAGGCAAAAACCCGTAGTAACCCCGTAGTAACGTCCATCTCAAATCTTGCCAGACAACAAAAAATATATAGAAAGCAAAACGCCTGCAAACCCGCATGAATACAGGGTTT